TCGAGCAGATCGCCCAGGTCCTTCAGCCGCACCATCACCGGCGCCAGGCAGCTCACGCCTCGCGTCATCCCAGGACGCTCTGGCGTGAACAGGTGGATGATCTGCTCCGCCGGCACCGTGTTGCTCACGATGCTGGTCGCCTGCACCGCAGACTCGCCCGGGTGGTAGTTGTAGATCCAGAAGCTCTCGCGCCGGCCCTCGGCGTCGTAGACGATCCCGCGCTTCGTCCATCCCTCCCCAGTCACGCCAGGCGTGTCGTGGGTCTCGTCGATGAAGTCGCCCTCCATCAGCTGCAGTTGCAGCGGCACCGTCAGCCCCAGCCGGCGCATGGTCGCCGCGCTCGGCGTCCGCGCGCGGATCAGCACCTCGCCCGACTCCTTCCACGTGCGCACTGCTTGCGCCATCAGGCCGTCGAAGTTCAGCAGCCCGTGGTAGTCGCACTGCACCGGGTCCGCCATCCACCCGCGCATCACCTCCGTCACCCGCTCGCCCTGCCGTCCATTGCGCCGGCTCTGCTTCGCCTTGAAGCTCCACCCCGCGCCGATCAGGTTGCTCACCCACGACTCGACCGCCTTCCGCGCATAGGGGTTGTTGCGCACCAGGTCCCGCGCGCGGTCGCGCTGGATCCCAAACCCACGCGCACTCGCAGCATCAGCGCTGCTCCCCTGCGTCACCCAGTTGTCTGTCCGCCGGCCCCGGGCCGCGGCGTCGTACCGCCGCATCTGATCCAGCTGGATGCGCGCCGCCTGCCGCCGTAACGCCGCCCTGGGCGAGATAACGGCCAGCAGCTGCTCGAGTGGATTCATTCGTAGTCCCGCACCACGGCCGGATAGTCGATCCGCACGACCGGCGCGGTGGCGGCCGCCAGGCTGCTGGCGATCAGGTTGCGAGCACGCAGCAGATCAGTCATCGACTGGTAGCGAACCACCTTGTCGTCGTACCTGACCTCCATGTAACCGCCGGCGATCGCTTCCTCGATGGCCGCCAGATGCGCCTGCGTGAATGTGCTCATCCGGGCCACCTCCGTTCGCTCATGCTACTCAGTCCCAGAAGCTGCTCCCGGAGCTGGCCGGCCGCGCCTCCTCTTCCTGCTGAACTGGCGCCGGCCGTTGCTCCACACGCTCCACACCGCCATTGCGCTCCTCATCCCACCGGTCATCGCTCCACCGGTCCGCGCCAACCAGGGCCGCGGCCGCTCGGGCATACACCCTGCAATCGAGGGCCTCGTTGCGCGGCCGGGTCTTGATCCACTCGAACTTCGTGTACCCCCGCCGGTCGATCGTGTTCGTCAGCCGCTCAGCGCACAGCATCCTGAAATACTCCTCTCCGTGCTGCGGGAAGTGGCACCAGCCGTGCGGCAGCAGCTCACCCTCCTCGGGCAGGCCCCGTCGCAGCCAGCCGTACAGCTCGCCTTTCGCCGTGCTGGTGCCCACCCCCCAGACCTTCACGCCGCCACGCAGCGGCTTGCCGTTGCGCAGCACCTCCGCCTTGCTTGGTGTGCCGATGATTGCCATCTGGCTTTCGACACCACGGACCGCGATCACCCGGTTGCCGGCCTGGCTGCGCACCCACCGGTAGACCTCCTGGCTCCTGAAGTTCGAGTCGATGGCCGTCATCCGGATCGGCAGCCGCTGCCCATCGCCGCGGCCGAACTCGCTCTTCACGAACTTGGTCAGCTCGCGCCACACCGCCGGTTGCGCCGTGTCGCCCGCCAGCACCTGGTAGTCCAGGCTCCAGCTCTCCATCCCAGGACCCCAGCCCACCACCTCCAGCTCGATGCGATCCATCTGCACGTCCGCTCCGCAGGTGATGAACACCACCCCGTCCGGCACCGTGCCCAGCTCGTAGAGCTCCCGGCGGTTGTAGAGCGCCTCCCAATCCGGCGCCTCGCCGTCGTCGTTCCAGCATTCCGCCAGCACGGTGTTGGTCCAGGGCTTAAGCTCCGCCGGGTTGTCCTTCGCCTGCTCGTACCCAACCGCTGCATCCGTCCAGCTGAACCACCCCAGCGGGCTGTAGAGCGCTGAGCAGTGGTACCCCTGCATCTCACGCTCCGGGAACAGCGGCTCCCACCACTCGTCGTCGAACACATCCGGGTCGTACCACCAGGCCTTCGCGTCCTCGCTGATCCCCTCGCCGCACTCCTCGCAGATCAGCACCGGCGGCTGCCGCAGCGTGTTCGGCAGGCCCGGGTCCTTCGGGTCGTACCGGATCCGATCCCACTCGATCATCTGCCGGTGGCCGCAATGCGGACAGGGCACCAGCAGCCGCTGCTGGTTGCTCTGCTCCCACTTCCCCCAGACCGCACTCCGCCCCGCCAACGTCGGCGTCGACGTCCACGCCTGCTTCTTCCGCACGCCGAACGTCCGCGTCCGCGCGCTCACGATCGCCAGCGGGCTCCCTTCCTCGTCCACGTCCGCTGGCCACCGGTCGATCTCATCGCCGCCCAGGAACCGGATCGGCATCGACGCCAAACCCGACGCTGCATTGGCCCCGCCCAGGATCAGGAACCCGCCGGCGAACTCCTTCATCAGCTGGGTGTTGCCCGAGTCCCGCTCACGCGGCGCCTTCACCTTCTCCCCCAGGCTCGGCGTCGCCTCGATCATCGGCGCGATCCTCATCTTCGAGTACCGCTTCGCCATGTCGATCGTCGGCTGCACGAACAGCGCCGGCCCGGGCTGGATGTCCATCACGTAGCCCATCCAGTTGTTCAGCATCTCGCTCTTCCCCATCTGCGCGCCGAACACCAGCACCACCTCCTGCACCGTGCTCGTCGCCGACAGGTCATCCATCGGCTTCCGCAGATACGGCGTCCGCGCCGTTCGCCACGGCCCGTGCTCGCTGCTCGCCTTGCTGCTCAACACCCGCCGCTGATCCGCCCACTCGCTTACCGTCAGCAGCGGGTCCGGGCGCATCCCGCGCCAGAACGCCCCCAGCGATTCCTCAATCGACGCCAGCGGCACGCACCAACTCCTCCAGGGCCCTTACATGATGCCGGTCGATCACCTGCATCACCGCTGCTCGCTGCTCCTGGGTCAGCCCGCCCACCGTCGTCGCAATCTCGCCCACCATCTGCTGGCTGGTGCGCATCACCGCATCACGCACCTGCATCCCGGCCGCAGCGAACCCGCGCTCCACCGCCGCCTTCTCCAGCAGCTTGCCGCTCCGCTCCTCGTAATCGAGCTTGAGCAGCATCGCCTTGTAACCCTCGGCCGCCGCCTTCGCTGACGCATAGGTCCCGGCCCCGCCCTTGTTCCCAGGCGGTGGCGGCAGCGGCGCATCCGGCACGTCCTCTCCACGCGCCCTGGCCTTTCCTGTGTTGATCTGCTCCGCCGTCCGCTGATACTGCGGCTCGGTGTTTCGGTCCCACTCCAGCTCCGCAATCTCAGGGTCGATCACATAGTTCCGCGGACCCTTGCGCTCCACCGCACGCTTCAGCCGCCCGCTCTTGATCGCCTTCCGCACCGCCTGCGGGCTTACCCCACGCTGGGCCGCAAACTCAGCAACGGTGATCAGCACAATGCGACGTAGAACCCGGCACTGACCAGCTTCACCGCCAGGACTGCAGGCGCTGGCCGCACCAGCTCGATTGGCGTGTCCAGCCCGGTCATCCCGCGCACCAGGGCCACCAGCTGGTCGATCAGCATCACCGAATGGCCGCGGCCTTCCAGCATGTCGTCCACCGTCACCTCAGGGCCCACCGCACCGAACTCGATCCGCATCGGCCAGCCCCTCACATGACCATCCGGCCCCCACTGGCAGCCATAGCGGATGCTCGACACTTCAATCATCAAACCCCGGCACGAACGGCCGGCGAGAGGTAGGTGCATCCTGCCAGGGCATGAGCACCATCGTCCCGGGTGTCGCCTTCACCGCCGACACGATGTTCTGCCCCGGCGAGGCGTCGATCCACGTCCACACCTGCGCATCGCCCCACAGCAGCCGCGGCTGTGACACCACCACCCCATGCAGCTGCAACATTCCAGACCCGGGCAGCTGCAGCACCTCCAGCCCCAGCCTCTCGCTCAGCGCCCACGCCAGCACCTGGCCGCCACGATCCACGCCATGCACCCCCACACGGTCTCGCGGGCACTGCGCGGCGATCAGATCCACCGCTGCATCGAACCCGGCCCACGTGAGCATGAGCAGCATCAGCCCTTCCCTGGAACCCACGCCTTATTGAAGCTCCCCCCGCCAGCTTGCGTGGGCATCCCAGCTCGATTCACCAGCCGGATCACTTCCTCCGACTCCATCCCCAGCCGGCGCCGGATCTCGCGCTCAGGCACGCCGTCGTCCACCATCCCCCGCACGATCTCCGCCATCCGCAGCACCGCATGAACGCCTCGGGCCCGGTTGTGACGAATCGTGCTCATCATCCGGTGCACCGGATCCAACCGCACCTCCACCACCGGCACCATTCCGCCCGTCAGCTTCGACACCCGCTCGTCGCCGCTCACCGTCCACCGGTGGAAGCCATCCACGATCGTGTGCTTCCCGCCCTCCGCCGGCAGCACCACCACCGGCTGGGTCCATCCGTCCTCGAGCAGGCTGGTGATCAGCAGCTCCAGCTCTGGCGCCGCCACATGGTTCGGGTTCCAGGCGTTGCCGATCAGCTTCTCCCTGGGCACCCACCGCACCTTGCTCACCGGCTGGTCCTTCACACTCACCGCTTACCCTCCAGCGCCTTCACCTGGTCGAACGTCAGCCCCTTCCGCGCCGCCGCCGTCATCGCTCGCTGCGTCAGCTGCCCCTTCTTCCGGTTCTTCAGATCCCCACGGCTCACGATGATGCAGATGTACTTCCAGCTCAGGCCCGACATCACGTCGTCCTCTGCATCAGGCACCGGCCGCCTGGTCTTCTTCCGGTGCATCTTCAGCACCCCAGCCAGCCCTCGCGCAATCTCGCTCCGCTGCGGCTCCGGATAGAGCTCCAGCATGCTCAGCGCCCACTGCCGCCAGCTAATCCCAGGCGGCGGCTCCTTCAGCCTCGCCCCATACAGATCCGTCAGCGCATACCGCCCCGCCGTGTTCACGCCCTCCACCCGCCGCAGCATCCGCTCCCACAGCTCCGGCCAGCCCTCGGCGTACTTCCACAGCCCGCCCAGCGGCTCCTCGCCGAACGGTGGCGTCACCCGCTGCAGGCTCACGCTCGTGCCCAGCATCGCCTGCACGTCATACGCCCGGTTGTAGTCCCACCCCTGCTGCCGCGCCGCCCGCCACACGTCCTCCGCACGCCAGTCGTAGATCGGCTTGCAGTTCACGTAGTACCCCATCCGCGCATCCGCGATGTAGTTGTCCCGCGTCTTCCGCAGCACCGTCTGCAACCGCCGCGGCGACTCCTGCGCTCGGATCCCCGTCAGGTCCGCCACACGCCCGCACTCCGGCCCGAACAGCGCCGGGCCCACATCATCCACCTGCATCCCCGCACGGAACCGCGGCACATCCGCCTCCGTCACCGCGCACCCAGGCATTGGCCGGATCCATCGGTCCCGCGCTGCCGGATCCCAGCACACCCACCACGGCTGGCTCCTCGAGCACGCGTTCCTGTGCGTCACCGGCAGGCACACCCACCACAGCCGCACATCCTCACGCCCGCGCACCCGCTCCACATACTCCACCGTCTCCGGGTAGCAGGCCTCCTCGTCCACGAAGTAGACGTCCAGCGGCAGCCGGCCACGCTCCCTGGCCACCTGCGCCGTCAGGTTCAGCACCACCGTGCTGTCCTTCCCGCCGCTGAAGCTCACCACCACACGGTCCACCAGGTCGTAGATCCGCCGGATCCGATCCAGTGACACCTCCAGCACGTCGCGCTCGATCGCCCTGGGCTTCAGCGTCATCGCGTCTGGATCCCATCCAGCACCGCCGCCGATACCCCGCCCACCATCGTCCGCCGCACCATCGGGTGGTCCACGTCCGTCGGGCCCGTGTCCGAATCCGGGTGCCACGCGATCACCGTCAGCCCATGCTCGGCGCCCGTCAGGAACCGGTGCTCTCCATGCGGATGGATCACGAACACCATCCCAGGCCGCAGCTCCTGCCGACCCTCCGGCGTCTCGCACCACCCGCGCCCGCGCACCACCATCCCCACACGCACGCTCGGGTGGCTGTGCATCGTCTGCACCGTCCCCATCGGGAACCACAGCCCGTTCAGGCACGGGTCCCCCAGCCGCACCGGCGGCACCAGCAGGCTGTCCGTGCAGCCGTCGATGTACCGCAGCCGACCCCTCTCCTCGAGGGGCCCGCCGATCGTCATCATCCCCAGCCACCCCGCCCTGCTGATCACCAGGCCGCGGCTCAGCTCCGTCCCCACCGGCCGGATCTCACACTTCCCCGGGGCCGCCGCCCACATCCCAGCCGTCAGCACATGCGGCCACGCGCCCGACTGCCGCACCGTCAGCGCTCCCTGCCAGCAGAACACGAACTGCGTCGCGTCGCCCCCCAGCACCAGGGCCCCATCGTCGACGCCCCACAGCCGGCAGTCCGGCAGATCCCTCAGCAGTCCATGCCCCAGCTCAATCAGCTCCAGCGCCTTGCTCATCCATCCACTCCCTGCAGAGCGTCGCCAGGGCCTCCGGCATTCCCTCCAGCCCCCATCGCTCCTTCGCCATCCGCACCGCCGACAGCACCGACTCGCGGTCATCCCACCGCATGTTCACGCTGAAGACGTGCCGCTCATCCACCGGCCCGCTCTCGTCCTCGGCCGTCGTCCCGTCATCATCCGGCTCCGGCGGCTCCGCCCCAGGGCGGCCCTCCTCCGGCTCCACTCGCTCGTTCCCGTTACTGCTCCCGCCGCCGCCCATCTCCTCAAGCACCAGCAGCTCCAGCCCATCATGCAGCCGCTTCAGGTCGTCCTCGTCGAACCCCAGCACCCTCGGGTCCAGGTCGATCGCCGCCAGCTCCTTCGCCAGCAGCTCCTCATCCCACGTCGCGCCCTCCGCCAGCCGGTTGTCCGCCAGCAGGTACGCGCGCCGCTGCTTCTCATCCAGGTGGTCGAGCACCACCACCGGCACCTCAGCCAGCCCCAGCAGCTGCGCAGCCTGCAGCCGCCCATGGCCCGCCAGGATCCCGTCCGCACTGTCCACCAGGATCGGCGCGGTGAACCCGAACTCGCGGATGCTCGCCGCGATCTGCTCCACCTGGCGCTCTGAATGGATCCGGGCGTTGTTGGCATACGGCCTCAGCCGCTCCAGCGGCCACATCTCCAGCCGCTTCGCCATCGCAGGAATGCTTACGTCGCTCATGCCGCAATCAGGCCATCGCAACCATCGTGACGCAACCACCCGCCCAGCTACCGGCCCCTACTCCCTGATCAATTTCTGCTCCAGGCCAGGCCTCGGCTTTTCGCAATAAGCGCCATGCTTTGAGAAACCCTGTCCACGATTGGGCTTGGCAACCCCGCAAAATGGCTGGCTCTAGCGAAAAATCGGGGCTCGCGGACC